AAGTAAGACAATGAGCCGCAGTCAGCAGTTTGTAGATTTCCTCCGCAGAACTCTCAATTGGAGAATTCAGTCAGGAAAATAAGCGGATTAGAACAAAGAGTTGTTGAAACTTTTGGTTAATAAAAAACCCTGGCTAAAAACCAGGGTTTACTTATTTTAGAGTTTGTGGTATAATTTTTGTAGTGAGGTAAAAAGATATGTTTTTGAAATTAGAAAACACAGTTAGATTCGTTGATGCCGATTCGGTAGAAGATTTGAAACTTTCAGATGAAGTTCCAATCGGAGTATGGAAGTTGAATTGTGCTCCTTTTGTTGGCTTCTTCTTGGAAGAAACAGAAATAAAACTTTCACACGGAAAGATTTATGGTGACGCAGAAAAGATTGCTAGCCATGTTGTTGAAGCCTTTGAAAATAATGCTCCAGAAAAGAATCTTGGTGTTCTTTTCTCAGGTCAGAAAGGACTTGGTAAAACTCTTACCACTCGTCTTATTCTCGAAAAGGTTTATGGAAAGAAACCGATTATCATTATCTCGAACTACATTAACGGAATGGACGACTTCCTTACAAATATCAAAGGCAGCGTAATCCTTATGGATGAATTTGAAAAGTTCATGGGTGGAAGTGCAAAAAGCGATGACGATAATGGTCAGACAAAGCAGGAATCTCTCTTGTCTGTATTTGACGGAAACACTGGCTGCTCAGGCAACCTTTTCTTGCTTACTGTAAACAATGTTTACAAACTTGATGAAAATCTTAAATCAAGACCTGGTCGTATCCGCTACCACTACAAATTTGATTCAGAAAATGCAGAAGTTGTAAGAAATTACTGCGCTGATAATCTTAATAACAAAGAACTCACTGAAGAAATCGTATCAACTCTCGGCGGTGTTGGTTTCGTATCTATGGATATTCTTTCTTCATTCGTAGACGAACTTAACAAGTTCCCTAACTCAAAACCATCTGATGTTTTGAAGTATTTCAATATTGAAAATGAAAACAATCACGACACCTTCAAAGCAATGTTTAAAGTTCTTTGGAATGGTATTGAAGTAACATATGTATGTCGTGATGATATAAGATGTTTGCGTAATGGTCGTTGGTACGAAGTAAAAGCAGACAAGAAACTCTATGAGAAACTTGAAAAGGCTGGCGTACCTGATAATATTAGAATTACCTTAGACGAGGACTTTGATCCAAGTTCTTATATGGAAAATGTTCTTTCAGAAGATGACTATTATGTTGAGCATGAAACATTTGAACAGTCAGATGGCTTTGATGAAGACAATTTCAAAGTTTTGAGAGCGACTATTAAATCAACAGATATGGAAAGAAACGTAAGACGTTATAATGTTTACTAATAATTAAAGTTGTTAATTGAACAGCCCATCGAATAGATGGGCTTTACTTTTTTTTGTTTTCGTGGTATAATTTTTGCGTGGGGTAAGAAATGCTAGTAAAGATTAGAGAAGATACTTACTTAAATATTAAAAACGTTGCTTACATGAGCGTAGATGAAAAAGATTTCAGTTATACCACAATGGGTAACAAAGAACTAAGTTATGTTAATTTTGATTTTATTTCAAGAGACGAACTTATAGCTTTGTTTGAAGGCGAGAACGCTAAACAGTTTCTTGGGTTAAGTGGTGACCAGGTTAAGATTTATATAAATGTAGAAACAATAGTAAAAGTTGATTACTTAGAAGAAGATGATGGAGTAAAAGTCCATGTTTGGTTTATCAATGACGATAACTCTTACACATTCCGTGTCAGATATGATGAACATGATGGTCATGATTTTATTGATAGATTTGTAAAAGGTATAAATGAAAAACTTGGAAAAATAGAACCACAATATGTAGATCACTTTTAGGAGAAAATATGGCAGACGATAGTAAATTAAAATTTGAACCTTGGAACGATCCTCAGATAATGCTACACACACCAATCTTTGATGTTGTGGAAGAAAATAAAAAAGCACCAAATGGAAAGAACGGTACTTATGTAAAAATAAAAGCACCTAATTGGGTGTCTGCGATTGTTACAAGAACTCAAGCGGATTTCTGCGAAAGATTTGTAATGACTGCTCAGTACCGCCACGGTGTAAATAAAGTAATGGAAGAATTTCCTTGCGGAATGGTTGAAGAAGGCGAAAGCCCACTTGATGCTATTCTCCGCGAATGTGAAGAAGAGATTGGGTTGGATAGAAGTAAAATTCTCCAAATAACAAAACTTTATGAATCAAATCCTAACCCTGCTTTTATGGATAACAAAATGACTTGTTATTATATAGAAGTAGAAGGCACTTGTAGACAGCAGCAAAATCTCGATGAAAATGAGTTCATCGAAGTACGCTATCACACAGACTCTCAGGTTGAAAACATAATGAAATCTCCCGATACTTCTATTATGATGAAGCATGCTTGGGCAGAATATAAAAGTAAATTATTAAATCTCGGAGGTATCTAGTGAGTGGGGATGAGGTTTTAGACAAATTCATAAAGAAGTTTAGAGTAGTTGAACGAAAGAAAGCAAAGATTTCGGGAAACTTTGAAAGACTTAACGAAGGAGACATACTCACTATTCAGATGCATCCTTGGAATGAACTTAACATCTCTTATGTAGATGACGGACATACATTTGAATTTAGTGGGTATGTTGGTAATATCAGAAAATCACTCTATAACTTTGAGTTGGAGGAAATATAATGAGCGGTTTTAATGTTGTTGAACACACACAGAATTGTATTGATTGGATTCGTAGTTGGTTCTATTTGAATGGCGACGAAAACACAAAAGCAGTAATTGGTATTTCAGGTGGAAAGGATTCATCTGTTGTAGCCGCACTCTGCGTTGAAGCACTTGGCAAAGATCGCGTTATTGGTGTTCAGATGCCTAACGGCGTTCAGTCAGATATTGCTGACTCTGATGCTGTTATTAAACATCTTGGAATTAAGAGTTATTGCATTAACATTTGCAATGCTTACTCAGGACTCACAGAACAGATGCGTGTTGTTTCTGAGAACGGAAAAGAGTTCCCTACTTATCAGTACAAGACAAACACTCCAGCTCGTTTAAGAATGGTCACACTCTATGGCGTAGCCGCAACAATCGGCAACTGCCGCGTAGCAAACACTTGTAATCTCTCTGAAGATTATGTAGGTTTTTCTACATTCTATGGCGACTCTGCTGGCGACTTTGCTCCAATCAGCAAACTCACAACTGAAGAAGTTGTTGCTATTGGCGATTATCTTGAGTTGCCAAAAGAACTTGTTCACAAGACTCCATCTGATGGAATGTGTGGAAGTTCTGATGAAGATAAGCTCGGTTTTACTTATCACGAAGTAAATGAGTATATTCGCGCAGCAATCAGCGGTGAACATTTTGATAAGATTCATAAGCTGCACGTTCAGCAGCAGTACAAAGTGAAAATTATTCAGATCCCTTGTTATAACCCAATGCTGCCAATCTTTGAACCAAAATAATTTACAAAATTTTGTCTTTGTGATATAATTATAGCGTAAGGTGGAAAATCTTACGCTATTTTAGTTTTAAGGGGACTTGTATGATTAGTGTATGGACTTGTTTGGCTATCGGTTGTGGCGGAATTATTGTTATGGCTCTTATTTGTGAGCTTGATAGAGCAGCAGAAAGAAAAGAGTTCAAAGCCAAAATAACAAAGTTACAGGAAGAACTCGAAAATAAAAAAACAGACGGAACTTCTGAAGCAAAATATAAGAAACAAATTACAGAACTTCAGAATCATCTTGCTAAAAAGAACGAAACAATTAAGATGCAGAATGTTTTGTTAAACAATGAACTTCCGCATCTCAGAAGAGAACTTGGTTTGCAAATCAGAAGAAACGCAAAACTTGCAAATCAGATACAGCAGATGATGGTGCTTAAAGCAAAATACGAAACACTTAAAGATACAATGGAGGTTCAGAATGGCAAATAAGTCTGATTGGGGCTGGGAAAGCGAATTCCTTAAAGTTGAATTTATCAATTCTGAAACTCGTGGAGAGTTTGATAAAGAAATTGAAAAAATAAAAAATGATTATGAAGATCTTAATGACGCAGTAAGTGCTGTTTGGCATCTTATTGAACATTTTGATTCCAACAAAATTGAAATCCCAGACGAAGAAAAACTTGGTCAGAGTATTTGGGATTATTTGCAGGAGTAGTTATGTTTATTGATATACCTTCTTATTCATTTGAAGAAGAAACAGAAACTTTCGACTTGGATAAAGTAAACATAATTGGTTTTAACACAAATCATATTACTGAAGTTGCAGTAGTCAAAGACTCAAGATTTAAAAATGTTTGGGTTTTAGTTTTTAAGATTTTAGGGGAAGAAGAAAAAAAAGCTCTTGCATTTCCTAATGAAGAAGAACCTATAAAAATTAAAACAGAAATTTATGCTGCAGAAAATCGCTATATAAAAGATTTTAGGGAGGTGCTCTAATGGCTCCATCAACATTTGATCAGTGGTTTGCTATTCATAACGCAAGATCAGAAAAGAAAATTCCCGACGAATATAAGGCTCTTTTTGAAGAGTGTTGGAACACTTCAAAAATTACGCCCGAAGAAGAGATTAAAGAACTCAAAGTAGAAAACTGCAATCTCCAGGATGAAATTGACTGCAACTCTTGTCCTTATGATTATTGTCGTTGCAATGATTATGATGATCTTGAAAGTGATTTGGAAGAAGCAAATGGCAAACTTCGTAAAACCGAAAAGATGATAACACATCTCAAGGAAGTGGTAGACGAGTTCGAAACAGTTCAGGACTCTCTTAACAACGCTATTGAAAATACAGATTATCAACTTATTGTTGATTCAGTTTCAAAAGACTTCGATAATGCGTTCTGTAACTTAAGCGAAGTAAAGAATGGCTTTGAAGCACTTGACATTTAAAATCCCTTTGCTATAATTTACTCATTGGAGAAAAAACAATGAGTGATAAAACAATTAAAGACATTACAGCAATGGGTGAATGGGTAGTTTGCGAGGCTGTCCCTGCAGAGTCAACAGTTGAAAAGACTGCTAGTGGTTTGATTATGCCAGGAAAAAAGACAACTGGACAGAATGTAAACAACCCAAACAAAAGCGGAAAACTTATCGTAAAATACTTTGTCGTTAAGAGTATTGGTGACAAGGTAAAAGACCCAGCATTTAAGGTTGGTGACAAGGTAGTAGTTGATGACTACGATTGTCAGATGATCTCTAATGGTGAGAACGGTGCTTTCTGCCTTTGCCACAATTCTAAGATTAAAGCAGTATTTGACTGCGATTACTAATCTTTACAAATTCTCTTCTTGGTGATATAATTATATTATCAAGAAGATTAAGGGGTAATTATGAGAATTGCAATCTATGGCGGAAGTTTTGACCCTTGTCACGAGGGTCATATCGAAATTATCAAACGCCTGTCTGAGAAGTTTGATAAAGTAATTGTAGTTCCTACTACCATTCGTTATTACAAGAAGAATACTCAGATGTTCTCCTTCAACGAAAGGTTTGAGAGAGTAAAGCAGCTTTGCGCTGACTTTAAGAACGTAGAAGTATCTGATCTCGAAAGAGATGTAGATGACAGTTGGCGTTTCGTAGATACTCTGCGAAAGATTACAAGTGGTAAATTTATGTCATCTCTTGATGACTATGAATACTACGTCGCTATGGGTTCTGACAGTTTTCAGAAATTCAAAACTTGGTGTGATTGGGAAGAAATTCTCAAGAGAGCAAAACTTATTGTTTTCCGTAGACCAGGATTTGAAGATAATTTCCCTGAAGATATTGCTTACGATTATGTAAGTGATATTGATCTTGATATTTCTTCAACAAAGCTTCGCGAAGAAATCAGAAAGGAAATTTATGACGACTTCGACGAAATGATGGATGACCTTTCATTCTGTAAAGGTTATGAAGATGAACTTGAAAATTATAAATACTAAGTTGATTTGCAGAGTGATATGGTTTTAACAAGTTAATTATATGATTAGCGGAATTTACTGTATTCAAAACAAATTAGACGGAAGAATTTATATAGGACAATCTAATGACATTCCTAAAAGATGGCAAGCAGAGAAATGGGGAAATGTTAACAAAACATTAAAAGATGATTTTGCTAAACTTGGAATTAACTCTTTTTCTTTTTATATCTTGGAAGAATGTTCGGTAGATAATCTTGATACTAGAGAAATGTTTTATATTCGGCTCTATCATTCTTACGATAGAGAATTTGGATATAATATTTCTCTTGGTGGAGCTTTTAATAAGAATCGGACTAGAACAGAATGGGAAAGAAAGATGCTTAAAAAAGCAACTAATAAAAGGTATCGAGAAAATCATAAAGAGCAAATTGCTCAAAAAAGATTAGAGAATAGGGAAAGCTCTAAAAAATACTTTAAGGAATATAACAAGCAGAGAAAAAACGATGAAAGGTACAAAGGCTATCTTCAAAAATCTGCTGAAAACCTTAAAGATTTAAGAAAGCAACTTTGTGTGGATCCAATAATTGGAGACACATTAACATACGCTGCCCTTCAGGGTAGAAAAAACAGAAACAAAGAAAAATACAAAGATGTTGTTTTAAGACAATGTCTAGTGGAGGTTAAGAATGACTAAATGGTTCGTGGTTGTGGATTGTCAAAATGATTTTTTCACAGGAGCATTAAAAAATGATGCTGCTGTTGCTGTAATCCCTAACATTAAGGAAGCAGCTGAAAAGGCTTTGGCTGATGGGGCAAAGTTGATTTTCACCCTTGATACACATTACAATGATTATATGAAAACGGGAGAAGGAAAGCATCTGCCAGTTGAACACTGTATCGAAGGTACAGACGGTTGGAGAATCATTGAAGATCTCCAGGATTTGGCTGACGAAGCAATCATTCTTCCAAAGGAACATTTCGGTTCAGACAAATGGACTGAGTATGTTCAGCCAGGTGATGAGGTAACAATGTGTGGTACTTGTACAGACATTTGTGTTGTTTCAAACGCACTCGCTCTTAAACAGATTGAAGGTGTAGAAGTAAATGTAATCGCAAATGCTTGTGCAGGACTCTCACCTGAAACACACAAAGCCGCACTCGACGTTATGAAGTGCTGCCAGTGTAACATTATCTAGGAGTTGAAATGAACAGAAAAGAACTCATAGATAAAATCGTAGATGTCTTGGAAACGGAAGGAGAATTCCGTTTCTCAGATGGTTCTGACAATGGTGATGCATATATCGCCATTGAAGAAGTAAATGTAGAAGGATTGAGTAAAACAATCTATCGCTATGGCTTTTATGAATATATTGGCGATGGCGACAGTACAATACTTAGTCCAACAACAACTGCTGCGAGTGTAGAAGAAGCAGTTGAAGAAGCTTTAGATGAAGCTTTGGAAATGATGGATTTTGACGAAGAAGAAAATCCAGATGGATTTATTTTCAAAAAGGTAAACGGTCTTATCAACGACTGTACTTACATAGTCGATCCAACAATGTAGTGGATTTAAAAAATACCTATTTAAAAATATTTGATAAGCCCACCTAGCAATCGGTGGGCTTTACTTTTTTTTAGACTTGTGGTATAATTTTAGTATAAGGAGTAAAACAATGAAAAACTTTGAAGAACTTGAGGATTTTATTAGAAAGAACCCAAAGAATTGGCAGGACAAATTAAAGAAGAAGCCTTATTGCTTACGTTCTGTAACTCAGTTCCCTAACAACCCTAATTGGTGGATGTTGGTTTACGATTTGATTGAATCAGATTTGAACGATAAAATCGTAAAACAGTGCCGCGGTACAGTTGTTGAAGTTCTTGAAGATGGAACTGTAAATGTTATTTGTGCTCCTTATATAAAATTCTTTGATATCAACGACGGACACGCCGATACAATAAATTGGGATTCAAAATTTTTGTTTGTTCCTGAAAAAATAGATGGACAGCTTATCAAGATGTTCAAATATAAGGGAGCAGATTATTGGGTAACAAATGGTGGCGTTGGACTTTATACTCCAATTGATTATGAAACAGAAGATGTTCATTGTTATCAGGAGTTGATGACAAAAGCATTAACAAAGGACGCTCCAGGCGCAACTGTTTGGGATGCAGATAAGAACTATTTCCATTGTGAAATGGATTGGGTTTCAAAAGTTCCTGATGGTTGGACTTTAATGTTCGAGCTTACTTCACCACAGAACAAAATCATTTGTGAATACACAGAAACAAAACTTTGGTTCCATGGCGCTCGTGATGCAGAAGGAAACGAACACGACCCAAGAGAAGTAATAAAAATGTTTGGTTTGCCTTATGACACTCCACACTATTACGACTTGAAAAAGAGAGAAGATATTCTTGCCGCACTTGAAAAGTTCAGCGGAAAAGACCAGGAAGGTTTCGTTGTAGTAGACGAAGCAAATTGGACTCGTGTAAAAATGAAGTGTCCTTCTTACTTGGCTTTGAAGTATATTCGCGACCACGATACTCCCGAAGGTATTTGGCGTTTGTGCATTACTGAAAGCCATGATGATTTCCCTGAGCTGAAGGAAAAGACAGACAAGCAGATTGCAGAAATTAAAGTCTTTAAGAGAGAGTTTATTTCTACAATGGATTATGCAAAAGATGTTTGGGAGAATGATTACAAGAAGAATCGTAAAGAGTTTGCTCTTTGGGTAACTTCTCAGGTTCCACCATCTTTGAGACCAATATATTTCAAGGCTGCAGACGGTAAGGATTCTAATGAATACTTAAACGAGCTTTGGGATTCTTGGAAAGAAAAGTCTAAGGGTTATGAAATGTATTGTTCAGTATACAAGGATTTGATAAAATGAAAATTTTAATAATTCCCGATGTTCACGGTAGTCATAAATGGGAAATTGCTCAGAAAAAAATTGATGAAGTTGATTTTGTAGTTTTCCTTGGCGACTATTTTGATGCTTGGGAAAATGTATGGGATGACCAGGGTAAGAACTTTCAGGCAATTTGTAAGTTCAAAAGAAAGTATCCTAATAAAGTAATACTTTTGATTGGCAACCATGACTGGAGCTACGTTAGTGGCTCAAGATATGGTTCAAATTGTAGCGGACATCAGCATAATAAGGCTAGTATTATCCGCGCCTTACTTATGGCAAATATGGATATAATCGATCTTGCTTTTGAGTGTGATGGCTGGGTATTCTCTCACGCAGGCTTTTCAAAGACTGCCGTTTCTTATATGAAAGAAATTATGGGTGACATTTATACTGTTTATCCAAAGGCAGATAGAAATTCTTTTGCTTCAAAAGAAGAGGCTGACGCTTATTTCAAAGAACTCTATAAAGATGTTGTAGAGTGGGATCAGAATTTGTTCTCTGTTGAAACACTTAATAAGTGTTGGCATGAAAGAAGTCATATTCCAGGCGATGAAAACTTCTCAAATGGATTTGAGGAAAAACTTGATTGGGATGGTTGCTTTAGTGGAAGTGGTGATGAGGTTTCTCAGTTCTGTTTATGGATTAGACCAAACAGTTTAATAAAAGAGCCTTATTTCCCTAAGCAAGTAGTTGGTCATACAGAGTATTGCTGCATGGGTGACTATGAAGCAATCACAAACAAAGACAAAGACATTGTTGTTCTTTGCGATTCTGTAAACCACGATGTGTTTGAAGTATTCGATACACAGAATCCACCGACAGCTTTAACTATTTCTGACTTTAATAGAAAACTTAAACAGTTTGATAGAAAGGTTGGTAATCTTAAAAGTGTGTTTGGCGGACTTGGAGCTGACTATTCAGAGGCAGAGAAAATGATAAAAATTAAAGAAGTTTTCCCTGACATCGCTGATTATGTTTATAATACTTATTTTAAGGAGTAAAATATGGGAACAGGAGCCGCTTTAATTGTTATTTCACAGTGTTTGGATGGACATCCTAATGGTGCAAGAGCTGTGCTGACACTTGGAATTATTGTATGTGTTTGTGCAGCCATTAGATTCATTGTTGAAATCGCAAAGAAAATGAATTAAAAGGAGTAGGAGGTGTTAATGATTTATCCAAATGGTACAACCGAACTTAAAAGGTTGTTAGATATGGTTTATTCTAAATATTACGATGTTTGGTATGATCCGTATGATGGACTCAAAGACTCTCCTAACAAAATAAGAATTACAACAAAGCAAGATCTGCTTAAAGCAATCGAAAACGAGTATGACAAAAAGGGAACAATCTGTTATGACCTAACAGATGATTATATAAATGCTCACCCGCTGCCTGGAGAAACATCTGAGGATATTTGCTCGGAAGTAGGCAATTCCCACTTTAAGTGGGAGTTCGCGGGTAAGAAGAATTATATGATTTGTAATTGTTCTTATTTAGGTAGAGAGCCTGAATACGTTCCTTTAGAGCTTGTTCAGTTTTATGATGATTTTAATTCTTCTTGTTTTCAGCTTGGCTCTTGGGAAAGAGATAAAGAAGGATATGAATTTCACTCTTGCGGTTCAAGAATGTTTGAAGAAATCCCTGAAGAAGATTTGAAAACTATTTGGGAAGGACTTCAGAAAGCCGATCAGTATTTAAATGAAAGGTGGCTGCACGAAGAGCGAGATTAGGAGTTAATCTTATGGGATGGCAATTTTTATTACAAAAGGGCGTTTGGGAATTGTGGAAAACTCCAACTAAGTATTTGGTGTGTTATCATTACGGTGGTGAATATAAATTTTTCACCGATTATCAAACCGCAAAAACAACTCTTGACAAAAAACCAAAAAAATGATATAATTAAAGTATGAAATTTGAATTATCAAATTTACTTAATCGCAATATCGAAAAAATCAAAAAGTTAAATTCAAAAAGTGATATAGACAAGTTTGTAAAAAGACTTGTTATAGATAATGGTTTGACAAAAGATAAATCTTCTGTTATACTATTAAAGCAACTTGAAAAGAGTAAGGATTTTAATTCTTCTCGTCAGGTTGTTTGGAATGCCATTCTATCAAGTAGTGGTGCGTTTCTTGGTAAAGAGATTACAAAAAAATCTTGGTACAAAGGAACTGCTATTGCTGGAATGGAGTGTCATTCGCATTAATTCTTTTGGGGGGTGCACAGGTTTCGACAGCAGCTGAAGGATTAAACATCAAGCGGTCAAGAAAAGACTTGAAAATTACAACTTAAAAGTAACTGACGAAGTTTACGAAGATTATGCAATGGCTGCGTAAGTCATTGGCGTAACTGAGGACTGTGAGTGCCTCAGCGGTTATTAGAAGGTCGCTCTTCCAACTCCCCTTCTAATTGACTGTGGCTAAAGGTGGATAGGTTTGTCAGGGGAACCGCAAGCTCGGTGGATAGTGCAGGGGCTACAAAATCCGATAAGATATACTGTTACAAGATGGGTAAGACCCGTGAACCCATACTATCAAAAACCTTCGGGTCTTATGCTTGTATAGAGTTGTTTAATGTAATAGGTTGTTTGGACACGGGGTTCGATCCCCCGTCATCTCCACCAAAAATAATTACATATTATTTGGACTAGGTCGGAAACGCATTCGATAAGTTAATAATATGGATAATATAAAAATTTGTGAAATTTGTGGGTTTCAAACTGATAATGGAAAAATAATGTCAAATCATAAAAGATGGAAACATGTTTCTCCAAAAGGCTCTGAAAACTGCAATAAAACATTGGAAAAACTTTCTCAAAAAGGAAAAGAAAGGTATGGAGTTCAGGATAGACCAGCTGTTTGTCCCGAATGTGGAAAAGAATTTGTGTCCCATTATATGAAAAAAGGGATGTGGAAAAAATACTGTTCTGCCACTTGTGCTAATAAGCAAGGTTCTAAATATGTTGATTATAAAAAAGTTTCAGATTATCAAAAAGAACATGGAACTTGGCAAGAAAATTTTATAAAAAACGGTTTAGGTAATAAAAAGAACCATTCTAAAAGAGAGTTAGAAATTGTTTCTTATTTTAAGGAAAATTTTCCAAATGATGAATGGAAGCAAGGACTAATTGATGGTAGCAAAAAGCATGATGGCTGCTTGATTAATCCAGATCTTTGGAGCAAAAAACTAAAGATTATTATTGAATATGATGGCGATTGGCATTTTAAAGACATAAATAATCAGCTAGAATATAAACAAAAAGTTGATAAAGCAACTATGAAATTTTGTGAAGAAAATGGTTATAGAATTATTAGAATAGATGAAAAGGAAAAAGTTAGTAATGAGCAAATAGTTGAAAGTGTTTATCAAAAGCAAGA